GTGCGACTCTTAAAGAAGCTGCAAAGAAAGCAGGCTATTCTGGGTCTCAATCCAGTGCCTGCGAGATCGCCAAAGATCCGAAAGTATCCGAACGGATTGCAGAGTTGCGGGAGAAAACAGAGACGGCACTGGAAATCAGCAGGCAGAACTTCATCCGAACAGTACACGCTAGGTTCATCATTGAGGAGCACCCCCATGCTCCCAAGTATGCCGAGATCCTTGCCAAGGCACAGGGATGGAACGAACCAGAGAAGATCGACATCACCCAGAACATGGAGGTCGAAGTTTACATTGGGGGTCAGAGGATAGAGTGAACAATTCCTGCACCTGACTGTTAATAAAACTAACTCCAATTCTTAACACCTATGATCCCTTCCAAAACACCAACGCCGAGGACGGATGCCGTAATGCTTTCTTCAAATTGGCCCTATTACATTACGAGCGAGATGCAAAAGCTAGAACGCGAACTCGCCGAGAAAACCAACGAGGTCTCAAGGCTCCGTGAGCTTCTGAACCGAGCGATTGAAATTGCGGATGAAGCAATCACTCCGCTTCAGCGATCAGAATACAGTATGGATGGCGATATGCTTTATCGGCAACTGGAAAGGTTGCGTGATGAGGTAGCCCCACTCGCCCCCGCGCCAGAGGAACCCGTCACGGGACTCTGCCTTATTTGCCACGAGAACCAGACGACTTGCTCTTCTGGTCTATGCGATGAGTGCAGTACGGCAGAGGAACCAGTTATCCAAGATTCTCGAATAACTGAACCCGTGGATGATTGGAAATGCCCTCATTGCGGAAGCACCACGGGAACTTGGTTTAGCCGAGTCGAGCCTATGGGTGACATTTGCGAGGACTGCGGAAAGTCAGTTGATGAGGAACCCGCTCCCGAATGGCGAGAGCTTGGCCCGTTGCCCAAAAGTGAAGATCTTTTGGAGGCGCTCCGCGACGAGATCCAGAAGATCAAATGCCTCTGACTATCAAATTTCATCTCGATCCCAGAGAGCAGTTCCGTCCCTTCATCGATAGGACGCAACGGTTCGGGTGCGTGGTAGCGCATCGACGCAGTGGAAAGAGTTACCATGCCGTCATGGACATGGTGAAGAGGGCCATGACTTTCAAGAGGCAAGGCCCGCCTTGCAGGTATGCACTGGTAGGCCCAACCCGTGACCAGATCAAAAATATAGCGTGGATGTATTTGAAGCAGTTCACCGAGGGAATCCCTCAAGTGAAACACAACGAGCAGGATCTCATGGTAACCCTCCCGAACAAGGCTTCCATACGACTCTACTCCGGTGATGCTTTTGAGCGTCTCCGTGGCGTGTACCTCGATGGTGTGGTGCTCGATGAGGTCTCGGATCTGGATCCGCAGGCATGGTACTCGGTAATCCGTCCCACCCTGCTTGATTATCAAGGGTGGTGCATCTTCTCCGGTACTCCCAAGGGACGGGGGTTTCTATGGCGCATGTGGCAGCAATCTCTATCTGATCCGGAATGGTTCTCTTTGATGCTCAAAGCAAGCGAGAGTCACATCATCAATCCTCAAGAATTAGCCAGCATCAAGGAGGGCACACCGGAGCACCTCTACCGTCAGGAAATGGAATGTGACTTCTCTGTGGGCAAACTCGGTGCCATCTACGCACGAAACATTGATGAGGCACGGAACCAGAGACGCATCAGCAACGACATCCTATGGCACAGGGAGTCTCCTGTCTTTACCTCTTGGGATCTGGGAGCACCTTTGAATATGCGTGTGTGGGTGTGGCAGATCATCGGTGACAGGATCGTCATGCTGGAAAGTCTGTTCGGATCACACGACTGCGGCACACCTGCAGAATGGGTCAAGCGACTTCAAGAAAAGGAATACAACTATGCTTCCCACTTCATACCTCATGACGGGGCTACCGAAAACGGTGGTCTGTGGCAGGGTAGCCTGCTCACCGCAGGTCTCGCCAATGTCGTAGCAGTTCCGAGGCAGAACTCGGTGTGGGATGGCATCAACCTTGCACTGGAGGCATTCCCACGGGTTTCTTTTAACGAGTCAGGATGCCAGCAGGGTCTCGATTCCCTCGACCAGTACGCAAGCAAATCGGAAACCGATGGCATCACGATTCGTGACATCCCAATTCACGACCATGCTTCCCACGCAGCAGACGCATTCTCCATCGCTTTCCAAGCTATCAAGCACGGTCTAGTCATCGACCGCAGGGCAATTCCGCAACGCATCAATTACGGATACCAACCGATGCGGGTGAAGCAGGCAAAGATGGGATTGAGAGGGTGATATGTCGTTAAAACATCAAAACATCACCATGTTTTTCCGATATGTCGCAGGCATCGACATATGAAACCAGTAGAACGCGCCGCAGCAGTCTATCAGAAGGAAGCATGTGCCAGAACCTTTGTGGAGGATCTGGAGGCCCACCTGTTACATGGAATCGTTGTGAGCAATCCCCACATCTTCCTGATGGCGCGACCTGTCTGTGTGGCTGCAGGGTACAGGGACATAGTCAATCCATGGGTCAACGACTTTGAGTATCACGATTGCTGGCACCTGTATCTTTGGTCAGGCCCGATCCACATGGCATTTGCATGCGCCACGCACAAGTTGCCGTTCGTTTCCTTTGAGCGAGATAACCAGTTGAGAGTCTACCCGTGGTCAAAAATATATCGAAAGACTCACAAAATCGGTTGAGTCGTAGGTGTGTATACAATATCACCACCCCAATGATCAACGCTTTGCACTCTTTCATATCGGACATCTTTGCCCTTCTATCTCCAGAGATGGCACTGGCAGGTGGTGTTCCTTTCCCTCCAACACGAACCGAGAAACCATCCTTCATTCTTTGCAAGGGTGGTGGTGCTCCATCGGTGAATCTTCCTGCTCCTCCTGCTCCTCCTGTCATCAACATTCCAGCAGCACCAACACCACCCCCACCCCCACCTCCCCCATCGGCATCTGCTGCTGACATTGCTGCTGCACAACAGCAGGGAGCAGCACAGGTCGGTGCAGGTTTTGGGTATCAAGCGAGCCTGCTAAAGGCACCTGTAGGTGCTGCTGGTCAAACGGGGCCAAACGGCACAGTCAATTCGGCAACCGGAACGGGATCACTCCTCGGTAAGTAATGGCAAAGGATTCTCCCACGGTAACGGACGAGGGTGTAAAGACACCCAAGGTCTCCGAGACCAAGCTCTCATCCCAGATCACGGCACGGTGGTCGGCACTCGATGCCGATGCCTCCTACTGGATGCAGATGTGGCAGGTGCTCTCGACCTATGTCATGCCGAGGAAGAGTTACATTCTCAACCAGCAGTACGGGCCAAACCTAGACCGTGAGACGCAACTCTATGACACCACCGCAGTCCGTGCCTGTCAGACCCAAGCAGCAGGCATCATGTCGTATGTCAACGATGCCGATTCCAATTGGGTAGCACTATCGGCACCGGAGGAGATCGAGGATCAGGAGGGTGTGAACGAATACTACGCAGAGTGCTCCAAGATCATTCTGCAGGAGCTTGCCCGTTCCAATTTCTACGCAGTGGCGCATGAGGCATATCTGGATCGTTCCTGCTTTGGAACCTGCGCCATGTTTGTGGACAAGACGGATGACTTCAACCTGCTCTTTAGGACTTTCGATGTCGGCACCTTCCGAGTCAGTGAAAACAACGAGGGATATGTCGATACGATCTTTGTGAAGCGTGAGATGACCGTCAGGCAAGTGGTCGAGGAGTACGGTCTCTCCAATGTGAGCGAGAAGACCCGCAAGGCATACGAACTCGGAGACGGTAAGGGTCTGGAGCAGAAGCTCGATGTCATCTGGGCAATCTACCCACGCAACGAGAAGGAACGCACCAAGGGCAAGATCGATGGCCCCAATAAACCCATTGCCTCGGTTCACATCGAACTCGGCACCAAGAAACTCCTGCGTAACTCCGGATTCGATGAACCTCCTTGCTTTGTTTCCCGATTCCTCAAATGGCAGCAGTCCCCCTACGGGTGGAGCAGTGCGTGGGTGGCACTACCGGATGCCAAGCAGTTAAACTTCCTCCAGAAGCAGATGGATGCCCTTGCCGAACTTGCTGCCTTCCCCCGCATGCTCATCCCAGAGGGTCTTTCTGATGAACCGGATCTCCGTGCTGGTGGCATTACCTATTTCGACGAAACCAAGCCACAGGCTATTCCCCGTGAATGGATGACGCAGGGCAGGTACGATATCGGTCAGGATCGGATCAAGATGAAGCAGCAGCACATCGAGGATGCTTTCAATGTGCCGTTGTTTCAGATGTTCGCACAGGAAGACATGCAGGCGGGTGGACAGGGTGCAATCACGGCAACCCAAGTTCGTGCCATGGAGAGTGAAAAACTCACCATGCTTTCCCCGACCTACGCACGACTGACCACAGAATTTCTGATCCCCATCATCAAGCGTGTGTACGGGATCCTTTCCCGTGCTGGCATGATGCCCGCACCTCCACAGTCACTCATTCAGCAGAATCCCAAGGGTGAGCAGTACATTCCAGAACCCAAGGTGATCTTCAACAATAAGATGTCGATTGCCGTCTCATCCCGTGAGGTGAACAGCATCGACCCAATCATCGAGGCTACCCTGCAGGTCTGTCAGGTGACGCAGGATCTTTCGCCCATGGACAATTTCGACATGGATAAGATCGCCCGTCAGAAAGCTCTGACCTCCGGTGTCGATCCCGAATTCCTCCGTGATGCCAAGGCAGTTGCAGGCATCCGTCAGAATCGCGCCCAGCAGCAGCAGCAGCAGGCCCAAATGCAGCAGCAGGCCCATCAAGCGCAGATCGCGCAGCAGATCGGTTCCGTTCGACCAGACTCACCCGCAGCACCTGCCATTCAGCAGGGGATGCAGCAGGCAATGGGTCAGTAATCTATGACCACCACCAAAGAGCAAAAAAACCTAGAGGACATCTTGCGCCCATTCGGAAGACTCGGCACCGATGTCGCCACACAGATCCTAGAGAACCTGCACCGTTGTTTCGGTGTCGATCACCCATCCTTCATTCCCGATGAGACAGGTCGCTACGACACCCACAAGGCAGCAATCCGTGACGGTCAGAGGCAGGTCTACCTGCACATCAAAAAGGCAATCGCACTTTCCACTCATGAACCCAAAAAACCCAAAAAAGCAAAAACCGAGTAGCGAACCGAGGAGGCCCGTCACTTCCAGTGACATGCGGCACAACCCAGATTTTCTGAACTGGCACAAAGCGAACTTCACAGAATCAGAGCATGCCGAATTTTTGATGGGAGGTGTATTGCCACCTTTCGTCCGAGCACAGTTAGAAGAAATCAACACCAACCCCATTGAAACCAAATGAGTACAACGATGACCGGAGAGGGACAGGCAGTCACTCCCGTGGACGGAAACGCAGCAAGTGCCGCAACCGCAGCACCGATAGCATCGACCCCAGATCCGATAAGCTCTCCGAGCGCGAGTGGGGACAATCTCCTCGGAGGAAACAAAACTGGAGGGACTTCCTCCCAGACGAATAGCTCTCCATGGGCACTCAATGACAAGGGTGAGTTCGGTGATGGATGGCTCGACCGTCTTCCCGATGAGTTCAATGACTCCAAGCAGATCCTCGGTCAGTTCAAGCGTCCGGAGGATATTGCCAAGTCTTTCCTGCACACAAAGCGTCTCCTTGGAAAGAACGCCGATGCCGTTCTCATGCCCAATGAGAAGTCCACACCGGAAGAATGGCAGGCATTCCGTGCCAAGTTGGGTGTTCCAGAAAAGGCAGAAGACTACATCTCCAAACTGGAAAAGGACTCTTTTGACCCCAGCAACACTGCGGTAAAAGAGTTCGCTGAAGTTGCCCACAAGAACGGATACACCCCCGCGCAAGTGCAGGAAGCAGTGAAGTTCTTCAATGCCATCGAGTCAAAGCGTGGCGAGGAGGCAGCAAAGATCAAACAGGCAGAGTATGAGGCAGACCGAAAGTCCCTCGTTGAAGCATGGGGTGAAAAGTACGAATCCAACAAGGTTCTGGCAGAACGGGTAGCACAGTCCGTGGGACTACCTCTGGACACCACCAAGTGGAAACCATCCGACATGGTCAAAGCACTCGCCCAGATGGGTCAGTTGGTCAGTGATGACCGGATCGTCGGTTCGGATGCATCTCCTACCTTCCAAGTCGGTAGCGTGAAGGCAAACGACATCATGCGGAACCCTGCCAACCCACTGCATTCAGGATGGCTCAAAGGTGACAAGGAAGTCATCGCACAGGTCACCTCCCTGCTCAAGAACGGGTAATCCCTCCCCCCCACACAATCCCCAAGGTGCTAGTTGCTCGGCACCACGGAAGACCCCCATCGAGGTTATGCTTTTCCCTCGGTGGGGGTTCTTTGTGTTTAGATTTCTCGGTTTTCTAGTCACGAGATGACGGTTATGCAAAAAATCGGTTGCGGTGTATATACCACAACTGTTATCTGGACATCTATCAACTCAATCGAGGGACTACCTTTGTGAAAGCAAAGGCCCGTGTAGGTGGGGTTGTACCGCAATGAATCTGGCCCCAATCGGGACTACCAGAGGAATCCGGTCATCAGTTCAACCCGATCTCCCTAACCAAACCACAGGAGATCCATCCATCTACACACAATGGCTAATCTTACCCAGATCCCCGATCACTTCGCTACCATGTATGAGAATTCATGGCAGCTTCTCCTCCAGCAGCTTGATGCCCGTCTGAAGGATCGCGTCAAACTCGTGCAGGCCCAAGGTGCAAGCGTTCGCTTCAACCAGATGGCCCCCACGACCATGAACTCGGTCTCTGCTCGTGGTGCTACCACCCCGAACTCTGACATCAGCATGCCTGCTCGCTGGGCATTCCCCACCCCGTTCGACATTTCGAGCCTCGTGGATGAATTCGACGAACTCTTCCTCGGTCAGGTCAGCAATCCCTCCTCGGACATCCTCCAGAGTCAGGTTGCCGCTTACAACCGTACGGTCGATTCCACGATCATCGCCGCGATCCTCAATCCTGCCACCATCAGCACTGCTGGTGCCACGACTGCGGGTATCCCCTCGACCACAACCGTCAACTTCGACACCACCAACCAGTTGGTGAAGGTTGATCGTGTGCCGTTCGGTGGATCGTCTGTACAGTCCGGTCTGACCATCGACAAGGTGCGTTATGCCAAGTACAAACTCGATCACGCTGAAGCTCCCCATGATGACCGTGTCCTCGTGGTCAGTGCCGCTGAAATCGCCGATCTGCTTTCGAGCACGGAAGTCACCAACCAGCTTTACAATAGCGTTCGCGCCCTTGTAGACGGTGATGTTGACAGCTTCCTCGGATTCAAGATCATCCGTAGCGAACTGCTCCCCACCATCAGCAGCACGACCAACACCGCAGGAAGCACCGTCACGGGTACTTTCCGTCAGGTGGTTGCCTACTCCAAGCAGGCAGTCGTTCTGGTAGACGGTGGTCGCAAAACCTACATGGACATCCGTCCTGACCTGTCCCACAACCTGCAGATCCGCAGCACTGCGGTTCTCGGCGCGACCCGTCTCCTTGAGAACGGTTGCGTCCAGATTGTGACTGACACCTCCAAGCAGTAATCAAACACAAGTCGGGGGTGGGGTGTCTTTTGACTAGGCACCTCACCCCTTTCTTCTACCCATGGATTCAACAACCATCTGCAATCTGGCACTCGCCAAAATTGGCGACCAGAGCATCACATCCCTGTCCGATGGTTCCCTAGAGGCACGGTTCTGCAACCTCTACTACCCCGTGGTTCTCCAAGAGGTTCTCATGCTCAACACATGGAACTTCGCAACCAAACTTGCGAACCTCACGCAGCTTTCTGCTGTTCCCGTTTTCGATTACGCTTACCAGTATCAATTGCCAACGGATTACGGACGCATCATTGCGTTCAACGACTTTTCAGCATCCGACCCGATTCAGCCTTTTGAGATCCAAGGCAACCTGCTCCTCACCGATCAGAACTATGCCGCGATCTGCTATGTGTCCACGGCACCGGATCCCTCCACCTTTACCCCGACCTTCGTGCAGGTTCTTGCACTCAAGCTAGGAGCAGAACTTTGCAAGCCTCTGGCAGGTTCCATGGAACTCAAGAATGCCCTGCTCAATGAATTCCAGCAGGCAATGGGAGAGGCAGGCAAGATCGATGCCAACGACTCTAGACCACGCAAAGTGGAACCTTGGGTCAACTCTGCACTCGTAGCTTCTAGGTTCGGAGGGTATCTGCCATGATGAACGACATCATCTCCTCGTTTAACGCAGGAGAATTGTCACCCTATGTCGAGTCTCGTACCTCTCTGGACAAGTACCGGAGTGGGTGCAAGGTGCTGGAAAATTATCTCATCACCCCGTATGGGCCTGCCAACCGCAGGGCAGGCACGGAATTCCTTGGTGCAGCAAAGCTCTCCAACACCCCGTGCCGTTTGTTCGGTTTGAACCTATCTGATTCCAATCACATCGTCATGGAACTCGGTGTCGGGTACATGCGCTTTTGGCAGAATGGATCACTCATGAGTTATGGATCGTCCCAGACTTGGAATGGGGTCTCCTACGCTGCAGGTTCCCCGCTAGAAGCTATTGGCATTACCGGAACCTCTACACCCACGGCACCAGTTTACGCAGCAACCAGTGGCACACTCGGAACCCCTCACCCCTACCAAGCTGCAGACCTTAACGGCATCAACATCACGCAGGTCAATAATGTTGTCTACCT